AACTAATTCCTACAAAATAATTTGGATCTTTATAAACAAAAGATTCTCTTAAAAGTTGTATGGAATTAAAAGTTTTTTCAGATGTATCTGATTTAAATTCTCCGTTGAACACAGGAATCTGGTTCATAGCCATCCATTCGCCGTCAGCATATTTGCTAAATGCAAATGGTTTTCTGGAAATCAATCGTGCAAATAGTTTTTCAATTTCAGTTTTAAATAATTTCATTTGTATATTGCTTCAACGTTTTAATAATCTTTTCAACGGCTTTACCGTCGCCATATGGACATGTTTCACTTACTTCGTAGTATTTATCAAAGTCTCTGATACATTCTGCTATGCAAGTTGCTTCAAAAGCCAAAACAGAAAATGTTCCAAGACCTTCTTTTCTTTCTGTTTCTTTTCTCACAACTATTGTTCTTTTTTTAAGAAAAGATGCTTCTTCTTGGATTCCACCACTGTCAGTTATGATAAACTTGGATTGTTTTAATAAATTTATCATGCTTGGATAGGTTTGTGGAGACATTACAAAAATATTTTTAAAATCGTTATCAACAATTATAGATGGGTGCTTTATGTATACAAAATTTAAATGTTTAAAATTTAAAGCCACCTCATCTATTGCTTTTAATACTTTTTCAATTCTATCTTTATTTTCTCTTCTGTGGAGAGTGATGGGAATGGTGTTTCCATAAAATACATTTTTATTATCCAAATTATCCAAAACAGTATTACCAACAACATGAATTGTTCCGTTTACTTTTTCATTTTGCAATACCTGTTTGTTTAATTCTGAGACACAAAAATGAATATCAGCCATATTGGAGATGCATTTTCTATATGTTTCTTCTGGATATGGATTTTCTTTATCCCAAGTTCTTAATCCAGCTTCTATATGAATTATTTTTATTTTGTTATGAAATGCATTTAAAGCTATACCAAAACTTGTTGCAGTATCACCTTGAACAATCACGTGTGCTGTATTTGATGCAAATAATTTACTGTTTAAAGTTTGTTGAATAATTGAATTTAACCTGTTGGTGTCGGTAGTCGTTATGTCTACAAGCCTATCAAAATAGCAATCTTCAATTAATGTTGTATGCTGGTTTACTTTTACCAATTCACATTCGAAATTTGCATTTTTCATCTCTGTATAAAGTTTATACAGTTTTATGTATTCTGGTCTTGTTCCATAAAAAATTGATATCATCTTATGCTCTTAATAATTTAAAACCATTATCAACGGCGTTTGATAATTCCATAGCCATCATTTGTCCACCAGATAAACGCATATTACCAAATTGGTATAAATTCATGGATATTCCTTCAGCACTATGACCATAAGGTTCTCCTTTTATACTTCCCCACATTTCCATATCATTTGCTGGATGTGGTGGAACATAAACACCTTGATTAGTGTATTTTTGTATCATTTTAGCAAAATGAATATCTTCACCTACAATTGGTATTTGATTTGTTGATGGAAGTTCTCTCCAAAAAATAGAAAGAAGGTTCCTATGAAAAAACCAACAATGTCCTACTATATCAACTTTTTCTACTGTTTCATTTGGTTTACACCAACCTAAACGATCTACTTTATTCCAAGTATAATACTTGTCACCAAAAATTACACCAACTGTACCAAGCAATCCCGGATGAGTTTTGTATGTGTTTAGGCAATTTTCAATCCATTTGGTTCCCGGTATCGTATCATCATCAAAAATTGCAATATAATCTGATCGACAATTTAAAGCCAATGCAAATCTTGCCCATACACCCATATTTTGATTACAATCAACAAAAATAACATCATTTTTTTGAGACTGTTCTATTGGTTCGGAATCAGATTTGTTTTGCCAAACAAATATTTCATTAATTGGTACTGATTGGTTTTTTATGGCTTTATGTTGTTCGGCAAACCATCTTGTTCTGCGATATGAATTTAAAATTATTGAAACAGTTTCCATTAATAATCAAAACCACTATTTGGTGTGGTTCCCCAATATTGTTTTGCGTAAATTTTTCCTTCTCCTGAATACTCTATACCAGAATAATGTCTTGGTATAAAATACCAGCTTGGATATACTGTGATAGGATATTTTGTTCTGTAAACTGTATTTGTGAGTAACATAGGCCCAGTGATGGCCCAAGTTTCCAGTGGGTGATAATTCATATTTGGAAATTGCATTATTTGATCCATTATTATACCCATTAATTTACAATTTTTTTCACAAGCCAAATATCCGTTTGCCATTAAGCCTGTTCGAACTTGTTCGTTTTCCCAACAACAAAAAACATTATTGTTAGTAAAAAAATCATCCAATGAATTAACGCATTCCGAATCTGCATCAATAAAAAATCCGCCTTCATCGTGCAAAACTTGATATCTTAAAATATCAGCTTTTCCAGCAAAAGATGGACACTCATTGAATTGTTTTTGACATTTTAAATTTGGAAGATTTTCATCTGTCCACAATTTATGTTGCCATGTCGGATTTTTATCAATCCATGTTTGTATGAATTTAGATGGTCTTTTGGATTGGTCTCCCAACCAAATTTGGTGTATAATTTTTGGAATCATAAGATCTCACAGTTATTATAAATCTTCAAATAATAAAGTCAAATATATTTATTTGACATTATTTAAACATACTATAGAGTAATCTATAAAAGATGAATCTAGAGAACCTTAAAGAACTTATTACTAAAGACTCTCAAATAGACTCTACAGAGTTAGGAATAGAGTCTCTTAAGATACCTCAAATACACGGAAAGTATCTTAATATTTTGACAGATCTTAAACTACTTTTGGCAAAACAGCAAAGTGATTTTGCTATAATGAAACTTCGTAAATGGAAAATTTACACCGGTAAAGCTTCTCAAGAAGAACTCCAACATTGGAATGAAGATCCATTTGATCTGGATATTCTTAAAACTGATGTAGATAAATTTATGGAAGCAGATCCAAAATTGATTGAGCTTAAAGCAAAGATTTCGGTCAATGAAGTGAAAGTAAAAATGGTTGAAGAATTTTTGAAAGCACTTAATAATAGAAACTTTGCTATAAAGTCAGCAATTGATTGGCAAAAAATGATGAATGGTATCGTATAAATATTGAGTGGATATAGATGTTGAATCTATTGATGAAGTAAGATATTATGTAAAGACTGAAAAGGGACTGAAACAAGAACTGAGAGATTACTTCTCATTTATGGTCCCCGGTGCCCAATACATGCCTATGTTCAAACGGAGGCTGTGGGACGGAAAAATTCGTCTGTACGATATTCTTTCATCTACTCTTCCAAGAGGTTTGAAAACATATCTTGAAAAATTTTGCAATGATCGTGGATACAGTTTAAACGTAAAGGAGAGCAAAAACCCACTATGCGCAACAGAGGCCCAACTTATGGCTTTTTACGAATCCTTGAAGGTTTCCGTGCGCAAACAGGCTGTGCAGATGCACGACCACCAGAAACAGGGTATTTTGCATGCATTGAACAACCATCGTTCGGTCTTGATCTCTCCGACTGGCTCAGGCAAAAGTCTTATTATATACGTCTTGGTTCGGTTTCTTCAAAAGGTATTACCTACAGATCGCAAAATATTGATTTTGGTTCCAACAGTAGGTCTCGTAAATCAGATGGAATCTGATTTTTTTGATTATTCAAGTCAAGATAAATCTTGGTCCTGCAAAAAATACATACACAAAATCTCCGCTGGTGTTGATAAAGAAACTGACAAACAAATTGTCATATCAACTTGGCAGTCAATATACAAGCTACCGAAACAATGGTTTGATAAATTTGACGCAATCTTTTTTGATGAGTGTCACCAAGCAAAAGCAGAATCGATAAACTTTATTGGTCAAAAACTCTCAAAAGCTTGGTTTAGAATTGGTACAACAGGCACATTACAGCAGACACAAGCACATAGATTAAGCATAGAGGGAATACTTGGTCCTGCTGTACAATTTATTCATACAAAAAACTTGATGAATAAGGGTTTATTGGCAAAGCTTGATATTGATTGTTTAGTATTAAATTATACCAACGAAGAAAAAGAATTGTTAAAAAAACAAAAATATGCAGAAGAAATAAAATGGATAGTAGCGCATGAAAAAAGAAACGAATTTATCAAAGATCTCGCACTCCGCACCAAAGGCAACACCCTTATCCTCTTTAATTATGTTGAAACGCACGGGAAGCCCCTTGCCGCTCTCTTGGAAGCAGAGGGAACGAATAGAAAAATATATCTCATTCACGGAAAAACAGAAGCAGACGCAAGAGAATATATTCGCAGAGTTATCGACAAAGAAAAAAACGCGATCCTCGTTGCCTCCTATGGCACTACCTCTGCTGGTATTAATATTGTCAACCTTGATAATATTATCTTTGCTTCCCCTACTAAATCTGTGATAAGACTTCTTCAAAGTATTGGTCGGGGATTGAGAGTATCTGAAAAAAAGAAAACACTTAAAGTTTATGATGTCGTTGATGATCTTTCTTGGAAATCACACAAAAATCATGTATTGAAACATTTTGAAGAAAGAACAAAAATATATAAAAAAGAAAAATTTGATTATAAAACATATTCCATTCTTTTTAAGCATGGTTAAATCATAAATATTCAGGAAGGGAGGACATTATATGTCCGATTCACTTCCTGAAAATACTTTTTCAGGTGTATTAAAAGTTTTAAAACTAACTAATGGCGAAGAAATAATTGCTCTCGTCATGGAAGCAACACCAGAATTTATTACACTCAAATATCCAGCACTTCTTGAAAATTACACTGGAAGAGATGAAAAAGGAAACGCAGTAGAATATGTAAAATTATTAAATTATCTTTCTAATATTAAAGCTTGTGAAATTATTTTATGCAAAAAAACAATAATGTATATTGGAGAACCTAGACCAGAATTAGAAAATATGTATAAAGTGTACTATGCTGCAATGCAAAAAGATCCAAATTCAATAGTAACAAATTCATCAGATGAATATGCTTCTACTGAAAATGGTTTACAACTTTTAAACGATTTATTTAATAATGAAGATTTTGTTTCTTTTGTGAATGAATTGATTGAAACTTATGAAGGTGTAGAAATTTTAGAAGATTTTGATGATGGCATAGAAGCAGAATCGATTATAGAGCCTTCCGAAGAAAAACCCTCCCAACCCCCTCCCAAGAAGAAGAAACGCAAGGGAATCAAACCAGAGACTAAGAAACTACCTTATAATCCTGAAGCGGACCCCAAAACACCGGAAAGTTGGTCCGACAATCCTTCAGATTATCTTTAAATTATATCTTCTGTCGGATGTAAATTTGAAGGAATTGCATCTTCGTTTCCTACCCACATATCAAAATAAGAATATTTAAACAAACATGTTGCTTTTTGAATTATGCTATCTGTGCTATCTGCTTGAAAATTTAATCCGTTTAATTTTATTGGAATAATATAATGAAATGTTGCTCTTAAAATTTCACAGTTACTAGTAGGTTCATACAAAAATAAATTTGCACTGTGATGCCATGATTGATATGGCAAATTATGGCTTGTATCATCTTGAATATTTGTAATATTTCTTATCCAAGAATAAATACTCTTCCAATTTGTAAGATCAGAGTCTACAATAAACTCAATATTCAATGGATCAAAATTTACAGTCATATTGGGAACAGGAATGGTTACACCCAATCTAGTTGGCTGTGGCTGATCTGGAACAGTCAATCCGGGAAGGTTTGCTCTTTGGCAAAGCAATTCCATTTGATTTGTTCCTCTTCCGAATACAAGTCTAAAATAACTGTTGTATAATGGATTTACGTTTGATGAACAGAGGCTCATAAAAATATTTAGGGTAAAACAAAAACCTCCCGATTCCTCGGGAGGTTTTCGAAGAGTTATATTAACTTACCAATCAGATGGTATTACCGTGTAGGTTCTTGACGTAGGTCAAGCGGTAATATTGGTTCAATCCACCTGTGAGGGTTTCACCGTCTGGTTGATTGTTGCTGTTTAGAACGAATGGGTTAGCAACAACTCCATAACGAGTCTTGAATCCAATTCTTGGTTGGAAAGTATTCGGATCTACTGCACGAACCATTTGGAGAGGAACATATGGGCAGTAGAACAAACCTGCATCATATGGCGACTCACCCTTATATCCAGCGCAGAAGAAGTTGAATCCAACTGGGCTGTATGGGTCGATGTATACACGAATCTTACCACTCAAGATACCAGCAAATGTGTTTTGTGTATCATCAACGTTGAGTTGAGGAGCAATTGCTGGGCTGAGGCTCATGAAGCCAGACATGGCGAGGGCGGCTGCGGTATCGCTATCGCAGATGATGAAGTTGCCCTTACCACGGCGAGTTTCCTTGGCGAGAGTGTTGCACTCACGTTCAATTTGGAAACTTAGGCCACGGAAGCGTTCGGCAGACCAACGACCGTCTGAATCTACGTCAAGATCGTATTCACCGCCTACAGACAAGTCTGGTTGTACAGATCCTGTCTTAGAAACAAAGTAAATTGTCTTGACAATTTCGCGGTTGATTTCAGCAAGAATTTCTGTGCTGAGAAGGTTTGCGAGTTCGGCTTCTGCATCCAAACCGTGAACGGCCTTAAGGTCTTGTGCCAATTCGACGGTGTAGTTGCTGCTTAGAGCGCGGGTACGTGCTTGGACGGCAACGCGGTCAATGCTGAAAGACATTTGATTCCATGTACCCCAATAATTGGAGCCAGAAAGGTTTCCAATGCCTTCACCATTTGAGGTCAACATACCACGAAGATTT